GGTAACACCCTGATCGACGGTAACGTTGTCTACCGCGAAGGTCCAGTTCTGACCGCCATGAAGCGTGGTGCTATCCTCATCCTCGACGAAATCGACCGTGGTTCGAACAAGATGATGTGCCTTCAAGCAATCCTTGAGGGTAAACCTTATTTCAATAAGAAAACTGGTGAGACGATTTACCCCAAGGCAGGGTTCAACGTCATCGCCACTGCTAACACCAAGGGTCGTGGTTCTGACGATGGCAAGTTTATGTCTGCCCAAATCCTCGACGATGCTTTCCTTGAGCGTTTCGCCATCACTGTTGAGCAGGAATATCCTTCCGCCAAGATCGAAAAGAAGATCGTGATGAACAAGATGGAAAAGGCAGGAAAGGTTGATGAAGAATTCGCTGACAAACTGACCACGTGGGCGGATATTATCCGTAAAACTTTCTATGACGGTGGTGTCGACGAACTGGTTTCCACTCGTCGCCTTGAGCACATCGTCAATGCCTACGCGATGTTCGGCGACCGTTCTAAAGCAATTCAGTTGTGCGTCAACCGTTTCGACGCTGATACCAAGGCAGCATTCCTCGACCTCTATAGCAAGGTTGATGTGAATGCTGACTCTGTCGCTGAAACGACAGACAACAATGATTCATATTTCGATCAAACTGAAGAAATGCCATTTTAAGGAGAAAACATGACAATTAAGTATAAGTATAATGAGGGTGATTTCCTACGGGAGATCACCGACTATATAAACTCCACATACAATGAACACTACTCTCAGAATAAGTTTCAGGCAACTGAATTTATTATCGACGGTGGTCATGGTGAGGGGTTTACTATTGGCAACATCATGAAGTATGCCCAGCGTTACGGTAATAAAGGAACTCCCGATGACTGGCGCAAAGATCTTATGAAAGTTATTCATTACGCGATTATTGCTCTGCATGTGCATGATAAAGAATATGAAGAAGATTCAATAACTGATCTAATCATTAATAATGACACCTTTACTACTATGGGAAGTGCAACAAATACCTTGACTTTCTTTAACAATGATAGTATAACCAATGGTGGTACTATTACATTACCACCTCTTAAAACCTCTCTGAATACTAAGGACTAATATATTATGAAGATCTCAAATGAAACCCTCGCAGTTCTAAAGAACTTTGCCTCGATTAATACGAACATTGTTGTTCGTGAAGGTTCAGTTCTTGCGACCGTGAGCGAAGGTAAGAACATTCTGACTCTTGCCACTGTATCCGAATCATTCCCTCGCGAATTCGCAGTGTATGACCTCCCGAATCTCCTCGCCCTTCTCAGTATCTGGGACGAGCAAGATATCGAGTTTGAGGAGTCGAGCATGTTCCTTCGCAAGGACAAGTCAGAATTCGAGTATGGTTACGCCGATCCCTCAGTTGTTACTGCTGCTCCGTATAAAACTCTCGAGATTGATCCATTCTTCACCTTCAAGATGACTTCTGCTGAGATCGGTATGGTTCAGAAGGCAGCGTCTATTCTTTCTGCCCCAACCATGAGCGTTGTCTCTAAGGGTGGTAAGGTAACTCTGACTGTTAGTGACCCTGCTAATCCTCGTGCGAATGCATTCCGTCGCGAACTCGACAATAACGCAGATGGTGACTTCGATTGCCGACTGAAGGTTGAGAACCTGAAGGTTATTGCTGATGACTATGAGGTAACACTCGGAAAGAAAAAGGCAATGCACTTTAACAACCTGACCAAGAAGTTGGAATACTGGTTGGCAATGGAACCTTCTTCGGTCGTATAAGGATAAGAACATGCAAAAATTAGAAATTACTTTCAATGCGCGAGTTCCATATGATGCTGATGAAACTGGTCGAGCAACCTCTATTGAATTTACTACGGGTAGTGTCGATGAAGTCATCCGTCAGTTTAATAAGTTCCTGATTCTCAATGATTGGGATGTTCAAGTGGAGAATCCAAGTGCATGATAATCTACCAACAGTTGTTCCGAGTGTAGTCTTTAAGACTCGCGTTCGAGACGAATCCATCGAGGGTGATAATCCTTATCGCTGGGAAGATGTAACATCGTTCGATCTGTTTGCAGGCAAACGTGTTATTCTATTTTCGCTTCCTGGAGCATTCACTCCTACTTGCTCGACATACCAACTTCCTGGATTCGACGAACTGGCGATGCGTTTTTACTCTTATGGTATCGACGATATCTACTGCCTATCAGTTAATGACTCGTTTGTGATGAATAAGTGGGCAGAGTCGCAAAACCTTGAGTACGTTAAGGTTATCCCTGATGGTTCTGCAGAGTTTACTCGTGGTATGGAAATGGCGGTTTACAAGGATAATCTTGGATTCGGTGTTCGTTCTTGGCGTTATGCAGTTATTGTAGACAATGGTAAGATCGAAAAGTGGTTTATCGAACCTGGAAAAGAAGATGACTGTGAGACTGATCCGTATGGCGAGACTGATTCAACGACTATCTTGCATTGGTTGCAAGCGAATTCTTAATTGAGTTGTTATTGGGTGGTGGTCGAACTGCCACTCAATTTTTTTATTATGGAGATTATTATGAGCAATGAACAGTTCCTGTGGGTCGAGAAGTATCGCCCTCGTAAGTTGGATGACTGTATCCTACCAGATGCACAATTGAATACCTTCCGCCAGTTTGTTGAATCTGGTGAAATTCCTAACATGCTTCTCTGTGGTTCTGCGGGTGTTGGTAAGACTACCATCGCTCGTGCAGTCTGTGAAGAACTTGGGTGTGATTATATTATCATCAACGGTTCTGATGAGCGAAATATTGAAACACTAAGAGTTAAGATTACAGAGTTTGCTTCTTCGGTTTCTTTCAACGGTAAACCTAAGATCGTAATTCTTGATGAGGCAGATTACCTCAACCCAAACTCAACGCAACCTGCGCTTCGTGCGTTCATAGAACAATACTCAAACAACTGCCGATTTATCTTTACCTGTAATCTCAAGGATAAGATTATCTCTCCTCTGCATAGTCGTTGTGCAGTCATCGAATTTAAACTTACCAAGGCAGACCGTCCGAAGATGGCAGGTCGTTTCATGAAGCGATTGACCGACATTCTTCGTGGAGAAAATGTCACCTTTGATGAGAAGGTGGTTGCCCATGTTCTCAAGAAGCACTTCCCAGATTATCGTCGTGTCTTGAACGAACTGCAACGCTATAGTGTTGGCGGCACCATTGACGAGGGTGTTCTTAATACTACTCGCGATCTTGATATGAAAAGTCTGCTGACGTATCTTCAAGGTAAAGATTGGGCGAAGATGCGTGCTTGGGTCGTTGATAATATGGATAGTGATCCTAATGCGATCATTCGTAAGATCTATGACAGTTATCTTGATGAGTTTAAAAATATTTCTACCATTATTCTTCTTCTCGCAGATTATCAATACAAGTCAGCATTCTCGGTCGATCAGGAAATTAATCTGGTTGCATGTTTGACTGAAATTATGGCAACTGCGGTGTGGAAATGACAGAAGCAATCCTAGAAGGTTTGGGTGAACCTACTAAGATTTACAATGCAGAAGATTATGTTGAGAAGGTTGCTAAGATAAGCCCATTTGCGTTTGTTAAGAATATCAATCAACAAAAGAATCTTATTGTAGATGAGCGATCGGAGAAACAATACAACCCATATATTATTAATCGAGCACTTTCACTAGATCGAGAGACTATCGTCCAAGCAAACGAGATGAATTCTCGACCCCACCTAGAGCATGCTCTACAGAATGCATTTCTTATAAATACTATTAGGGCAAAAAACCGTTGGAATGAATGGTTAAAACCTAAAATGAATGCTGATGTAGAGTTGATCAAAGAGTATTATGGTTATAGCAATGTAAAGGCTCGCCAAGCACTCGCAATTCTCTCTGAAGAACAAAAACAATACATAAAAGAGAAATTGTATAAAGGTGGTACTAAATGACTGAAGATTTTTTCGACATTAACTTTCCTGGGTATGCTCCACTAGAGATAACTCTTAAAACTCCCGATGACTTTCTAAAGGTTCGCGAAACTCTTTCGCGTATTGGTGTAGCATCGCGGAAGGAAAAGACTCTTTTCCAGTCCTGTCATATTCTACACAAACAAGGCAGATACTTCATTGTTCACTTTAAAGAACTCTTTGCTCTAGATGGTAAGGGTGCTGACTTTAGCGACAATGACCTAGAACGTAGAAACACTATTGCCAAGTTACTTGGTGATTGGGGACTTGTAGATATTAAGAATCCAGAACTACACGAAAACTGTGCACCACTAAATCAAATTAAGATTATCGCGCACAAAGAAAAGAATGAGTGGGAACTGGTTCAAAAATATAATATTGGTGCAAAAAGAAATTAAAAACTATTGACTTTTCTTCTAAATTGTAGTATAAATAGAGTGTGCCATGCTTCGGATGGCACACTTTTTTAAACTCGCTTAATAGGAGCAAAATATGAAATTTAATACAACTAATTTAGCAGACTTCGACCGTTATTTTGTTGGCGCTGATCGCGTCATGAAACGGTTGGCAGATATTGCTGATCAATCGGCACAGATGATGCCAATTAAATATCCTCCATACAATATCAAGAAAGTCGATGAAGATCGCTACGTAATCGAACTGGCAGTTGCTGGTTTCGGTAAAGCGGACATTGATATTCAATTGCAAGAGGGTATGCTAAGCATCCAAGGAAAGTGCGATTCATCTGAGTCTACTGAATATCTCTACAAGGGAATTGCAGAGCGAGGATTCAAACGTGAATTCACTCTAGCAGATAACGTAGAAGTAAAGAGTTCTTCTCTGGTTAATGGTATGCTGAAGATTTGGTTGGAAGCATTTATTCCAGAAGAAAAGAAAGCAAAGAAAATCGACATCACTGATGAGGATAGTGAGTATCCATCGCAGGCTGCCGAATTCTTAGCAGAAGGTAAAACCAAGTAATCTTAATCTAAATAATGAAAGTATAAAGTATGTCCAATGTCAAGTGTGTTAAGTTGATCAGTGGGGATGAAATCATTGCAGATGTTTCTGAGTTTGATGATGGAAACCTTGTTGTTCTCAGTAAACCTCTACTAATTATGATGGTTCCCCAAGGTCAAAATAACCAGTTTGGCATTGGACTTGCTCCATTCTGCGCATATGCTAAGGACGGTATTGTCCCAGTCCGTGGAGGCGCAATTGTTTCAATTTTCGACCCAGAAGTTGGTATGCTCAATGAGTATAATTCTCGGTATGGTTCGGGTCTAGTCGTTCCAGAAAGTAAAATTATTATATGAAACCATTAATTGCTGCTCTATTTCTGTTCGCTCTGCCGACTGCTGCTAATGCGTCTCCTTGTGATCAGTTCTATCCGAACGGTAAGGAAATCGTAGTACCTAATACTACGGTTCTCTGCAACTCTTTCTATGCAATTGTGTATGATGATGCTCGTAACGCAAATGTTTTTTCGACTGAGATTGCACAGGAACGAGTAAAGAAAACTCCACGCACTGACGACTTCCGTCCAGATAAGCGCATTGCTGACTCACCTACCCATGCTGACTACACCAACTCTGGTTACGATCGTGGGCACATGGTTCCTGCAGCAAACGCAGACGATGCCAATGAAATGTCAGATACTTTCCTGATGACGAACATGACTCCACAGTTGCCTTCGGTCAACCGTATAGCATGGAAGAATCTTGAGGAACGTGTTCGTTCGGTTCCCTTCAAGTGGGTTGTGACTGGTG